GAAAGGCGCACATTTTTTACTAATGGAGAAAATGTAAAAATTATTTAATTGTCTCAAATAATTTATTATCCAAAATTTGAAATAAATTTTTTAGATCTTCAGTATTTTTTTCTATATTATCTAATTTCGTTTCTATTGATTTTAAATCTATTCTTTGTTCAAATAACATTTTAAAATTTTTATCACATTTTTTTTCAGTTTCTGCGTATGCAGCCTCATTAATTTCAAATCTATTTCTAATTGGATAATAAATCCAATTGAAAATTATTTCACATACAATTATAAGAGCAAGCATAGCAGTTATATAAAATTTATAAATTTTTATTGTTTTTGAATCCATTTTTTATTTTTGCTGTTTTTTTTAAAAATAACTCATGGGGGTTAAAGTAGTAAAATCGGATAAACCGAATAAACTGGATAAACCGGATAAACCGGATAAACCGAACAAACCAATCAAACCCAATCAAATTAACAGTATTGCCACCCTCCCACTCTATTTCGACTAAAGCCATAATTATAGTATACCATATTTTATTTTTATTGATATTTTTATAATAAATTTTAATTATAATGATTTAGTCCAACTATTCCAACTTAGTCCAATCATCGTTGGACTAAAATAAATTAAATTGGAATGCGCTTAAATATATATAATATATATATATATATAAATATATATATTATATATATATATATAAATCCAATATTCCAACTACTACCATAGTGAATTTTTTTTTTAATAAAAATAATTGTATATAGGGGGGTGTTGGAATATTGGACTAAACTGCCTTAACTAATTGAAATTAAATGAGTTGCTTCGTTTTTAAGAGTTGGACTAAAGTTGGACTAGTTGGACTAAAGTTTGAAATTATTTTTTGAAGTAATAAAAAATTATTTTCCATACGTTTAATGTACTCTTATATATTTTTATTGTCAAATATAATTTATTTTTAATTTATGTTTGACAATAAATTTAATATTTGTTAAAACTATTACAAATTAGAAGAAAGGAGGTTAATGAGATGGAATTAGATGTAGATATAATTATAACAGAAATGAAGCGAATTAAAGTAAATAAAACATGGTTAGCAAATAAGTTAAATGTGACGCCGGCAATGGTGTCATATGTTTTTAAAAATAAGCCTATTTCTTTTGCAGTCAAGATGAGTGAAATATTTAATATAAATCCTAAATATTTTCTAAAAGAATAATTAAAAGGATTTTTAATTATTAAAATGAATAAAAATAGTATGCTAGATATAGAAATATTGCCTATTTATATAAATCTATCAGACAAGACACCTGATAAATTTATATCACTGAACCAACTCACGAATATGGCTCAAAATCCTAGAATAGGCGCCAAACTACAATCTAAATTATTAACGCCATACAAGGCCAATGACAAGACAAAAAAGACCGCTCTTGAATCTTTGTATTATATTGTTGTTGTGGATCACGATCATGATAATTTGAGCTACAAAGATATTAAAGAAGTTTATGATTTATACAATATTGCTTATCTTGCATATACAACCAGCAGACACAAACAAGAAAAACTGGGTAACAGATGGAAAGTTATTATCCCTCTCCTAAGTCCCGTTGAATATAATATATGGATAAAATACGCAGCCGGTGCAACCCTAAAAGTCAAAGGTGATCCGGTTCAATTTAGAGCTCAGCAGGTATTTTTTGTACCCAATAAAATAACAGACAATTCCCCTTATGAATTTATTATTGAAATTGATAAACCATTTTTAAATTTATCAGATAATAAACATAGTTTTGTAATTGATTGTCTTAATTTCTACACTCAAGAAGAGACAAAAAAAGAACAAAAAGAAACTTTTGCTCAGCCTAAAATTTATACAGGTAGCAATGGGACTATTATTGAAAAAGTAAACCAATATTTTAGCCTGGCTGTTGTGTTGACAGAGCGTGGATACATTAAAAAAGGGACAAGGTTTTTATCTCCAAACTCTCAAAGCGGCATACCTGGCGTTTCTATGTTGCCTGAAAATAGATGTTATTCTCATCATGGCGCAGCCGATCCTTTATCAAATCTTAACAATGATGGTAAAAGTCTTGATTGTTTTGATGTTCTGTGCATTTTGGATTATGGCGGCAGTGTCAAAAAAGCAATCAAGAGCTTGGCTAATAAAGTTGATCCAGAAGGCCAAAAAAATAGACAAACAGAATATATGCAGGAGAAAAAATCTAAACTTGAAAGACCTATAAATATACAAATAATAGAAAGAAAAGATATTGAACAAGACGATGATGAATCATTGAAAATATCAAAATTAATATTAAATCCGGGCGGATTAATATCCGAGGGTATGGAAGCGCTTAATACATTAGATACGCCAAACATACCTCAATATAATTTTCCTCTTATTATTAGTCTTATTGCCAGGGCATTGGTAGGCAAAATATCTTATTCAAATGTATGGCCTAATTTTTATCACGTTAAAATTGGCGGGACGGGCACTGGAAAAACTGATTCAGATAGTCGAATTAGAGAGGCTATGGAAAATTTTGATTTTAAAGAGTTTTTTGGTCCTGATGATTTTTCAAGCGGGCCTGCGCTTTTAAAGGCTCTTCAAAATAATTCACAATGTATTATTAATTTAGATGAAATTTCATATTTATTTAAAAGAATTGGGAAAAATGATCCAATTACAGCGGGTAAGATAGAAGTCTTATTGCAATTATATACGAGATGTGGACGAAGTTATAGCAAACCTTATGCAGATTTTAAAAAAAATATAATAATTTTAAAACCATGTTTAATTATCATAGGAAATACTACAACCGATATCTTTGATAATATTTTACCCGAAGATTTTACGAGTGGTTTAATTCAAAGGTTTACGTTTTGGCATTATGCCGGAAAAATGTTACATAGAAAACCAACATCAAACAACATAAATCAAAAATTAGATAATTTTTTAAAAGAATTACTTAAGATTTTTCTTTACGAATCTTCAAATAGCACGCTTGCTGAAGTAATGAATTCTACAGTGAAATTAGATATTGATAATTCGGGTTACAACAGATTAAATGATTTTTCCCGATTTGTAATAGATACTGCAAATAGAGAAAATAATGAAGGAAAAGTTGGCATTATTAGCAGAAAATACTATGAATGCATCAAATATGCATTAGTTCATTGGGCATCCAAAAATTTTGATTTTGTTCGACCGTTGCAGCTTGATGATATAGATTATGGCATTAATGTAGCGAATTTAGTTGGTGATTGGAAATTAAATGTATTGTTTGAAAAAATAAAAACAGGTGATTTCCATAAGATATGTGATATTTTCAAACAAGGAATCGCTCTTGTTATAAAAAACAAAAAAAAACCGACTGGCAAGATGATAGCTGATAGAAAAAGAATTATAAAAAACTTAAAACCGCATGAATTCAGAGATGTAGTTCAATCACTTGCGGGTAGAAAAGAAATTTTTATTGATGAATCTGGACCTTCAACTCAATATTTTTTAACAAAAGATTTGACAGATTGAATAATATATTATATATTATGTAATATATAATATATTATATATTATTTATAAAATTGGAGAGAATGAATGTTAATAAATTTAAAGTTTGAAATCATAAAATCTCAAAAAACCTCAGCTCAAGTTGGACTTGAATGTGGAATAATAGAATCTCATATGAGTGGCATTGTGACAGGCAAAAGAGATGCCACAGAAGATCAAGAGAAGATTTTATGTGATTATTTTAAAAAAGATAAATCTTATTTATTTAAAAAAAATAATGATTTATAAAAAATTAGAACCATTTTTTTTGCAATGTGAATTTTTGCACAAACAAATAATTGATGGAGAGATAATAATATCTCTTTGTTATATTCATGGGATGTTAAAATGAGAAAAAGATATATACTTTCAGCCGATGAACAAAGCATCATAGATACCCATAATCATAACAGTGTTGAGGTTATGGCAAGAACAAAGGAGACAGCAAAAAAGATAGTTGATTCTTTAAATTTAGAAGAGACTAAAAAACCAAAGCACGATATTTTTGACCGAGCCACAACATGGGACAAAAGCACTAAACACGGGATAGGAACAAGAAGAATATAACCAGCGCATCCACTGGACCGGAAAAAGCCCCGGCCAGTGATGCTTTACGTTGCAATGATAATAATTTAAATAAAAATGAAGGTAATTGTAATAAAAAGAATTGTCCCATAAAAAAGGAGGAAATTGAAAAAATGAGTCTTATTGATATTGTGACAGACAACCCGGACGGGGGAGCGCCCATAATATTAATTCATAGTTTAGAGGGGTTAGGCAAGAGTTCTTGGGCGGCCAACTCGCCTAATCCAATTTTTTTGCAAACTGAAAAGAGTCTTACTACTATTATAGTTGATCATTTTCCGCTGGCCAAAACGACCGAGGAAGTTTGGAAGCATATAACGATGTTAATTACAGAAGATCATCAATATAAAACATTAGTTGTTGATACTTTAGATTGGTTAGAAAAATTATTCTGGACATCAGTAGTAAATGATTACAACAGAAATGAATCAAAAAATATTGAACATCCGGGTGATATTGGATATCAACACGGGTATGCTAAAGCCATGGTGTATCATGAAAAATTTATTAAAGGTTTAATGAAATTACATGATGAAAAAAATATGGCTATTATATTAATATGCCATAATGAAATTAAAAATTTTTCAATCAATGGTGAATCTTTCGATAAATTTACTCTGAAGTTGCACAAAAAAGCAGCGGCAAAATATAAAGAGCTCGCCTATGCTATTTTATTTTTAAATCATCGTATGACAGTTACAACGTCAGAAAATATAATGGAAAAAAATAAGGCGGTTGGTCAAGGACAAAGAGTGATTTACACTGATGTTCGGCCAATGTTTGAAGCTAAAAGCAGATATGATTTGCCATTTGAAATTAATTGTCCTAAAGGATTTGGGTTTAATGATATTCTTAAATTAATAAATAAATAAAATAAATAAAGAAAGGAAAAAAAATGAGTAATCTATGTGATTTGGATCTCGATCCAAATGTAAAAGAGAATGATGGCGCTGGCAGAGTAATGCCGGCAGGTGAATACAAAGTTGTTATAATAGGCGACCAAATAAAAGATACAAAAGATGGCAAGGGAAAGCAATTCGTCCCCAAACTGCAAATCATAGAAGGTAATTATTGTGGTGTAATTCTCAAAGATTATATTAATATTAAAAATCCTTCCTCTGCTTGTCAAGCTATTGGGGAAGGCACAATTAAAAGAATATGTAGAATCGTTGGCGAACCATACCCGATGACTAGAGAAAATAGTTATTTGTATGGCATACCTATTATGGTTACGATATCGGTAAAAACGATTAAAGATACAGAAAGATTATCTAATAGGGTAGAGGCTTACAATTCTGTTGATGATACGCCGAGTCAGAAAAAATCTGTTAAATTAGATATTCCTAAACAGATGCCAACAAATAATTCTGGTAATTCCTGGCCTAATTAAGAATGTCAAAATACATACCTAAAAAATATATGGATGAAGCTCTTGAGGTCATATACAACGACCTCAAGACGCAAAAAGAAGTTTTGCTAGAGGCTATCATGGGTAGCGGGAAAACTGTGATAGCAGCTCGGTTAATAAATAGACTTTATTTTGAATTCAAAAAAATGTCTTTTTTGATTTTGATGCATAAACCTGATTTGATAGATCAATTCTGCAACACTTTTGTCGATATGACAGACATTCCACCTAGCAAATTTGGAATTTGTTGTACTTCAAAAAATGAAAAAAAAGTTAAAAAACAAATCACAATAGGATCGATTCAAACTTTTATAGGCTCCGTGAAAAATTATTATAAATGCGATCTGTTGATAATTGATGAAGTTCATAATGTTTCGATTGGCTCTAATAGCCAATATGACCAAGTAATAAAATCTTTAAGAATAAAAAATCCGAATATGAGAATATTAGGATTAACTGCCACACCTTATAGAATGGGGCATGGTTATATTTATGGGGATGAAAAAAAATATGGCAATGAAAATCTTTTTTCAAAACTAAATCATCGTATAACTTATGCTGAGATGCTAGAGCAAAAGCAATTAATGCCTTTACATGGTGAAATATATATGAATTCTGAATTATTAAATGATCTTGCAAATGTAGATATAGATATTAACGGCGATTTCGTATTAAGGCAGTTAAGTCAAGTTATGGAAAAAGTTATACATATTAAAACGGCGGTTGAAGCCATTAAAAAATATTGTAATGGATATAAAAGAATTTGTGTTTTTGCGTGCACTATTGAACATGCAATGTTGCTTTATGATGCAATTAAAAAAGAATATCCTGAAAAAGTTGCGATTGTTCATTCAAATACTAAAATATTAAGTAAATTGGAGCGAGCATCAAATATGTACGCGTGGAAAATGGGTTTTAGGCCAATTATGATATCTGTAAATATTCTTTCGGAAGGATCTGATTTTCCAATGCTTGATTGTCTTGTTTGTACTCGAACAACAAAATCTGCGAGATTTTTTAAGCAAATGGTGGGCAGGCCATTAAGAATGCATCCTGAGAAAAAAAAAATTTTATTTATTGATCTTACACCAAATTCTTTAGAATTTGGCCTTGATCTTGATAACATAGAAATAACTATTCCAAAAAAACAACAAGATAATGATAAAAAAGAAATAGGCACAAATCAAAAACGATGTCCAGAATGTTCAGAATTAGTTCATGTTGCCATCCGGCTTTGTTCTAATTGTGGTTATGAATGGACTAAAGAAGAAAACGAAAAAATAATAGCGAAAAAATTACCTGAATTAAAGTCTGTTTTATTCGGATCCAAAGAAATAAAAAAAAAGCAGATACCGTTTCAGTGGTATGATGTGGATAAAACAGAAATTAGTATTCATACAACCAAAAAAATAAATGAAGAAACAAACAAACCAAACAGGTTGGGTAAAATAACTCTTCATTATCAAGAAAATTATTTTAGTTATAAGAAAGCTTATATATGGTTTTGTTTTTCAGATTATTACGAAGGCTATGCGGTTATAGAATCGTCTAAAAGATGGAAACAATTTTCTCATAGAGATTTTCCGTTTCACGTCCAAGAATTTAGAAAATTGTGGGGTACGATAAGATATCCGACAAGAATATTAGTTGATAGCAATAAAGAATATCCTGAAATTAAAGATTTTGAATTTAATGAAGATAAAATAGAAGATAAAATAATAGAAATATCAGAGGATCATAATTTTTCGTATGATATTGATGAATTACCTTTTTAAAGCTGCTAATCTCATCAAAAATGATGAGGCTGTATTAGAAGAAAAAAAATGATGAAAATAAATGAGAAAAAATGAAGAAATCATACAAAATGTAGTATGCGCTAGATTAAAAAAAAAATATCCAAATGTTTTGTATCGCGTAGATTTAGGCGGGATAAAATTAACCCAAGGTCAAGCTGTTAAAAATTCAAAAATACAAAAATGTCGATCTTGGCCGGATATTTTTATCGCTGAAAAAAGAAAAAATTTTGGAGGTTTTTTTTTAGAAATAAAAAAAAATCGTTCATCAGTTTATACATTAAAAAATAAGTTAAAAAAAGATAAGCATATTTTAGAACAATATCTAATGTTAAAATTGCTTGAAAAACAAGGTTTTTTTTGCAGGTTTGGGCTGGGTGAAGATAATTGCAATGAATTAATAGATTTTTACTTAAATTTATTAAAATAGAAGAGAAGGAAAAAAATGAAAAATAAAAAAACAACAATTATTAATATTGTAATAAAAAATATTTTTGGAGTTGAACTATTTGAATGTCAAAAAGAAGCGATGGAAATAGCGATAGAATATCAAAGTGATGTAGAGCTACAATTTAACAAAAAAGTATATTTTATAGAATATAAGAAAATTTTTAATAGTATAAAAGAAAAAAATGTTATAAAAAAGAATAAAAATAAATTATCTTCTTTTGTTAGAAATAACAGCGAAGATGACAACAAAGATGACAACAAAGATGACAGCGAAGAGTTGACGAAAGATACAAAAGATACAGAAGGACAATGGCCATGAAAATTTTTTTAAATTCTTTAGAATTAATAGCATATGATTTTGATGGTGTTTTTACAAATAATTATGTGTATGTCGATGAAAAAGGAGTTGAATTTGTGAGATGCAATAGATCAGATGGAATTGGAATTAATATAATAAAAACTATGGGAATAAAACAAATAATTATTACAACGGAACAAAAATTGATAGCTGAAGAGCGAGCTTGTAAAATGGGAATAAAATGTTTTTCTGGTTGTAAAAATAAATTACAAACCCTTAAAGATTATTGTTATTCAAAAAATTTAAAATTAGAAAATGTCATTTTTGTCGGAAATGATTTAAATGATTACGAAGTTATGAAAAATGTTGGCATGTCGTTTTGTCCTGCTAACGCAACGCAAGAAATAAAGGATATATCTACTCTTGTTGTTCCGATCAATGGCGGATGTGGCGTTGTTAGATTTTTTGCAAAAATGTTAAAAGAATTTTTTTCACTAAAAGCAAAATAAACAAAAGGAAAAGAATAGATGGGTGGCAGACCTCCAAAAAGTATAAAAATACATCTTCTTGAAAAAGAGAAAGTGTATGGAAAAATTAAAACTCGAATTGAAACTGAGCCTATAGAAAAAAATAAAAAATTAAAAACTAAATGTCCTAAAAATTTTAATAAAAATCAAAGAAAAATATGGAATAAATATAAAAAAATACTTGATCAATTTGGGTTGTTAAATATAGCAAACTCAGAAATATTGACTCTTTTAGTGCGAAATATTTCTGAGCGAGAAGAATGCATCGATGAAATAGATTTAAATGGAATAATTTGTAAAGAAAATGGGAAACAATATCAAAATCCTTATTGGATAATAAAAAATAAATGTGAAGAAAATATAATCAAACATTTGAATTTATTAGGATTATCGAGTATGGGATTAGCCAAACTGGGTTGTTTGCAAGCTGAAAGCAAGAAAAAAAAATCTGATATGCAAAAAATGTTAGGGTAAAAAAAGTATGCAAAATAAAGAAAAATATGAAAGGGTGATTCAGTTCATTTCTATGCTTACGCATACGAAGGGGGCGTGGGCGGGGAAGCCTTTTCAACTGCTCGATTGGCAAATTGATCTTATTCAGAATGTGTATGGAACAATTGACGAAAATCAATTGCGTCGATATCGAATTTGTTATGTAGAGATACCAAAAAAAAATGGCAAGACAGAGCTTGGAGCGGCGTTGTCTTTGTACATGTTGACGGCAGATTACGAGGAGGCGCCAGAAGTATACAGCGCCGCAGCGGATAGGGAGCAGGCAGGTCTAGTGTATATGGTAGCAGCTCAAATGGTTCGGAATGATCAAGATTTAAGCAAAGCGTTAAAAGTAAGAGATTCTAGAAAAAGAATAACGTATCCTGCCAAAAATGGATTTTATCAAGCTCTTTCTTCTGATGTGAAAACGAAGCATGGGTTAAATCCGTCTTGTGTCATTTTTGATGAGTTGCACGCACAGCCAAACGATTATCTGTGGAGAGTTTTAACGGCGGGCACAGATTATGCTAGGAAACAACAATTAGTTATAGTGCTTACAACTGCGGGAGTTTACAATATAAATTCTATTTGGTGGAAAATTAGGAATAAAGCAATTCAAATTAAAAAAGGAATTATAAAAGAAAAAAGTTTTTTTTCTGTGCTTTATATCGCGGATAAAGAAAAAGATAGAGTTGATGATGAAAAAGTTTGGGAAAGAGTTAATCCCTCCTTAGGGAGAATTTTTACATTAGAGAAAATAAGAAAAGATTACGAAGCAGCAAGAGAAGATCCTGTAGATTTACAAGATTTTAAACGATTTAGATTAAATATTCCGATTAATCAAGTGTCAAAATGGATTGACATGGATAAATGGGATTCATGCGCAGGAAAATTCGATATTGAAAAATTAAAAGGCAAGGTTGCTTATGGCGGTGTTGATCTATCATCAACTCAAGATTTGACTGCTTACGTTTTAGTATTTCCGACGAATGATGGTCCTTGGAAAATTATTATTAAAAGTTATTGTCCAGAAGACATAATTTTAAAAAAATCACATCAGGATAAGGTGCATTATGATGTTTGGGCAGAGCAAGGGCATATAACGCCGACGCCTGGTGATTATGTAGATTATGCGTATATTCAGCGGGATATAATTGCGACAAATGAAATATATGATATACGCGAAATAGGATTCGATCCTTGGGCGGCAGCTCAATTAGCAGGAACTTTAACCACAGACTACAATATAAGTATGGTAGAAATGAGGCAAGGGGCAATAACATTGAGCGCGCCGACGAAAGCAATTCTAAAAAGCATTCTTAGCAAAGGTATTATGCATGATGGAAATCCCGTGCTTCGATGGTGCGTTGATAATGTCGTTATGATAAGTGACGCTAACGAAAATATCAGACCGGTTAAAGATAAAAGCACCGGTAGAATCGATGTTTTTGTAGCTTTAATAATGGCTTGGGGACGAGCTATTTTAAATGATTTTGATAAAAAAAGCGTATATGAAGAAAGAGGAATTATGGCATTGTGATTAATAAAGAAAAAAATGCTGACAGAACTTAATCAGAGCTTGTGCAGGTTAGCTTAACGTTATAAGGACAGAGAATGACAACACTAAAAGCAGAATGTGACGCTTGCGGAGAAATAATCAAGGGTCGTATTTGTGAGGACTATGACCATATTCAAAGATGCCAAAAGTGCTATTTGGAGTCTGAATTGTATTATGCGGAGTCTCAATACAATGGTAAATTGAATTGGCTGAAAAAGACACACATTGAAGACTTGAAAAATATGCGGCAAAAAATATCGAGACTGAAGAAAGAGCTGGAATCTTATAAGAAGGCTAATTCAGCCGACACAAAGGACCGTGCGGCTGATTAGCGCGGTTATCCACCTAAAAGGAGAGTAATGAAAGATCAAATATTAATGCCAAAAGAATTAACCGCTGAGAATAATGCAAAAGCAATATTTATCGGTGAGTTTTTTGAAATAGTCGAATATAAAGGAATAAACGATGAATATGACATGTAATTGCTGTGACGGTTTATATAATTCTTTAGACATACACTTTACGAGTGCTTGTGACAATAAATGTGCTCATTGTGTAGATTTGAGATTTAATGGTCTTGGAATAAAGAAACCAAATATTTCTGCCATTGTCGAAACGGTAATAGGCCAACAAGAAGGGATTGATGATGTACTATTCCTCGGTGGAGAACCTTGCCTATACCTTGAAGAGCTTCTTAGTTGTGTAAAGCAATTAAGAACAAAAACAAGGCTAAAACTATATGTCACCACTGCTGTCCCGAAAATATGTCATGATAAAATTGATATTTTCCATGAACTAATCGATATCTTAGACGGCATTAATTTATCTGTTCAGCACTATCGTGAAGAGGTAGCCGATAAAATTAGACGCACAAAATCACAATATGACCGTCAGAAATTCTATGCAAATCTCCCGCAGAAAAAGAAAATCAGAATAAATATCAATATAGTAAAGCCTTTTCTCTACACCAAGGAAGATATAGCAGCTTGTTTGTGGCATTACGATTCTATGGGATTTAGTTCTATTAAACTTTCTGAAATCCAACATGGCAAAGATGTATATGTTTCATTCGCTGCTGTTTTTGGACTTAAGATGAAGCCAGCTTATTCTTATGGATGCCAAACATATCTTGATATGGATAAAATATTGCCTAGGTTTTCAACTCCGATGTTATTAAAAAGGTCATGTTTCCTTTGTGAGGATAGTCTAAAAGCTTCTTTGTGGGACGGGGTAAAGGTAATTGCAAAATTATTTAAGCCAAACAAAAATAAATATGGTGTAGTCTATGGTAATGGTGTATTAACGAAAGGATGGGTATAATGTATACAAAAATTTTAAGAAAGATCGTTGCTATTTCAAAAATTGTTTCAAGTGGTCATTGTTCGGAAAAAATAGGTGATTCTGGTGATTCTGGTGGTTCTGGCCATTGCGATTAAGTAATGTGGAGCGGGCCGGCGATAAAGCTGCCAGCGGCTTATCAAGCCGTTATGGTGCTAAAGGGAATAGAACTGTCAGAAATTTGGTCGCCTCATCAATAAGGCGACCAAATTTGAACATACTAATTAGCTTAAGGTTATGTGGAAAAAGGCATTTAAAAAAAGGCATTAAAGACATGAATGATTGGTTGTGTGTTTTTGGCGTGGGTCAGCAATGTGCCCCTGTGCAGCTGACATCTAGCCCGGCATTAATTAAGCCTGATGAGAGAGTAACGCCTCGAAATACCAAAAGGGTATCGCGCGGAGGAAGCCAAGCCGGGGAATAACTGCTTCCCAGGGGGCACGCCATAAGCACATAACAAGCGGCTGAACACAGACGCCGCGATAAAGCCCGCGGCGCTGGTTAGCCGTGCGTTATAAATCTTAAAAGAAGGGGAAAAATGAAATGGGAGTAGAGTTCGTAGACAAAAGTGGCACCCCACGAGATTACGCAGAAATAATTGAAGCAAGGGATGAAATTCAAAAAGGATTGGTAACAATGAAACCAATACCGTTTGTGTATTATTTAATTATATATGAAGCACTTAATGAACTATTGGTGTTACGTAAAAGCTGCGCGGCTGATGCAATCGTTAGCCGTAGAAAATTGATGACATGTTACATCGTGATATTCGAAACAAATAGTGAGACTTCCCGAGACAAGGTAATAGAAGTTCTTAAGGCCTATGGTTGTTATTGTCCCATTCACAAATATTGTTGGGCGATAAAAACAGAGGAAAAAGCGATTCAAATTCGAGATAAGGTTCAGTCTATACTTTCCGCTACTGAACGAGTTTTTGTTATTCGTTCAGGAACTGAAGCTACATGGGTCAATAGCTACGGCGAAAAGCATACTACATGGCTAAAGAAGAATTTATAATAGAGCAAACAAAGGCCCCCTCATGATGATTACTATCGATCATGGGGACGAAACAAAAATTATTGAAAATGATAATTGAAAAAGTTGTTACATTGCAGGATACAATCATGGTAGACATAACAGCAGAGGATATACATACTATCTTCTGTGAGTCGGGAGATAATGTAAATAGGATAATCTGTCAATTGAATAGTATAGCAGAATTTTTAAATGGAATACCAGACAAAACTATTAGTCAGATGAAAAATCAATACAAATCTATATTTTCTAAATTCTTGGCTGAACAAAGCCAAAGATTTTCTATCGTCCGGTCAGGTCGTTATAAGGAGGAAAAAAAATGAAAATATTACTAAAAAATCGTTCTTGTTGGGTTGGTACAGAGCAAGAAGAAGAAATCGAAGTCGATGACAACATATCCGATGAAGACCTCGATAAAATTGCATGGGATGAAGCTATAGAAGCGCAAGGGATAGAGGGCTGGTGGGAAAAGAAAATATACGGTGACGATATAAACCTTTTAACCTTAGGAGGGAAAAATGAGTAATTGGAAATTTGTTTGGAATGATGGAAAATTTTTTAGGCTGATTAGGGCGTTAGTGAAAAGGATATAAAAAAACATGGACAGATATTTACACGTAACAATAGGTGAATTGCTTGAAATTAAAAAAATTATAGCCATGACAGCAAAAGAGGGTTTGTATTCTGTATCTTTGTCTAAAATAGATGACATTAAAGACAAATACAAGTTCACATCCAAAGAGGTTCAAAATTTAATGGGCATAGCTAATAATTTTGAACCTATATTAATTTTAGAATAAATAACTAACCATTAGAAATATGCAAAGGGAGGGTGTAATATGATTGTGTTAGATAAAAAATTAGTTGCCGATAATGAAAAAGCCTACATAATTGCTGAAATCGGTAATAATCATATGGGCAGCAAATTATATGCTTGTGAAATGATAGAAGCCGCGGCGAAAAATGGAGCGAATGCGGTCAAATTTCAAAAAAGAAATAATGAAACATTATTTACCGATAAATTATATAATCAGCCATATCTGAACAAAAATTCTTTTGGAAAAACTTATGGTGAGCATAGAAAATTTTTAGAGTTCACTGAGACTGATTATGTTGATTTTGTTGAATGCGCTCATAGAAATCACATAACTTTATTTGCCACTCCTTTTGATATTGAAAGCGTTAATTTCATCAAAAAATTAGATTTTCCAATTATAAAAATTCAATCCGCTGATATTGATAATATAAAATTAATCGAAGCTGCTTGTAATTTAGACGTTCCTTTGATTATAAGCACTGGCGGCGCATATTTTGAAGATATACGACGAGCTTATGAATTTATTATAGAAAGACAAAATTCTCTTGTTATTATGCACTGTGTCGCTATGTATCCAACCAAAGCATACAACATGAGTTTAAAAATTATTGAAGTATTAAAAAAAGAATTTCCCGCCGCGACAATAGGTTTTTCTTCTCATTACAATGGCATTTTGGCAAGCGTGGGAGCCTATATGTGTGGAGCAAATGTAATAGAGCAGCATTTTACTTTAGATCATACAGCAAAAGGCACAGATCACGCGTTAAGTTTGCAACCGGCGGGACTTAGCGAGCTTAGACATTATCTAGACGAGTTGTATTACATGCGAAGAGATGATTATAAAAAATTTATTCAAATCGAACAACAAAAAGAAAATATAGCAAAGTTAGGAAAGTCATTGTATTTTAAGCATAATGTTAAGAAAAATACTATTTTGAGCTTTGAAAATATTTGTATGCAAAGTCCGAAAGATAAGTCAGGAACTTCAATAGCTTATTTTTGCGAAATTGAAAAAGAAAATATAACAGTTAAAAGAAATTGTCAAAAAGGCGAATTATTAACAAATAAAATATTTGAAGGAGATGAATGATATGGAAACACCACAAGAGATACAACAAAATTTATTTAAAAAATTAAAAAAAATTCCAGGGGCAATAAATTCTTACAGTGATGAAAAATGCAAGTCTAATACTTTTGAGCTTGTTGATGAAGCAATTGATACAACAGAAAAAATTAAAAAAAATCCATTCATCCATTTTGAAGATAATGGCATTGAAATGAATATGACAAGCGAAGGTTTTTCAAAACCTGCTATTGTTGGCATTTTGTATGTTATGCTTAGAAAATTTTCTAAGGAGATAGAATAACAATGTTACCAGAAACTAGTTTTATAAATAAACGTGTTGTATTGTCTGGAAACAAAGGGAATCTCGGGCCTATTTGGCAAAAAATTCTTGAGGATGGCCGAGCTCAAGTATTTGGATTTGATCTAAACAAAGAACACCCTTGGGGAATCAATAATGTCGATGTAAGATCGCTTAAACTACTTGCTGATTTTAAAAATGAATATTATAAACAGATCAAAAAACAAGATCCGCTTATCTATGAATTCGGTCCGCCGGATATAATCATAAATAATGCGGCGATCGACAATCCTCCAACAATTTCTAATCTAATGAAACCAAAATCAGAGGTAGGTTTTTTTTCTAATGCGCTTGAAATAGTTGACACCAATCTCATCGGCGCGATTAACCTAACTAGTATGTTCATTGACGATATGTGCAGGGCGGGCAGAGGATTGATAATAAACATAGGCAGCATACAAGGCAACATAGCCGCTGATACAAGAAATTATGAACCAGGATTCTCAAAACCAGTGGGATACAATGTGTCCAAAGCTGGGCTAATACAATTTACAAGGTCTTTAGCTGTGCAGTACGGAAAATATGGCATCAGATCGGTATGTCTTGCGTTCAGCGCTGTTGAAACTGGAAAATTTAAAGAACCTTTTAAATCAAAATTTCTAAATTGTTTGCCTCTGAAAAAATTAATATCAAAAGCTTCTTTAGAAGCCGCGTTAAAATTTGCCGTTGATTGTCCAGAGTTAACCGGGCAGCAAATTCTAGTTGATTCGGGGTATACAGCATGGTAAAAAAAAATATAGAAAAACCAGTGGCTTTCATTCCTGCTCGAACGGGATCTGTGCGCGTAAAAAATAAAAATTTTAAGTTATTAAATGGTGTTCCTCTGATTGTATATACTTTTTATAACGCCATAAAAAGTAATATTTTTTCCGAAATTATTGTAAGCACCGATGTTCCTAATATTGTGCGAAAAATAATTGATAATTTTAAAAAAGAAGATGATAAAAAATTAATTACTATACATAATAGACCTGTTGAAATATCTCAAAATAATAGTAATGATTGCGAATGGATTGCTAATATATTTAATACAATTGGTTGGGAAAAATATAATCATTACATTATTTTAAGGCCAACGAATATTTTTAGATCTGAGAAAATTATTATAAAAGCTTGGAAAGAATATCAAATCAATTGTATTAAAAGTAAAATTTCTCTTAAATCTGTATCTGAAGTTAAAGAGAGACCAGAAAAGATGTGGTTTAAGAGAGTTGAAAAATCGAAATTATTGTTGCCTTATTATGCTGCGGGAGTAAAAAATGGCGTTCCAACATATGAACAACAATCTTTTAATTTCAATAAATTATACTGCCAAAACGGATGCATCGATATTTGTCCGACATCTATAATAAAAAAACATAACAATAGATATATAGGAGATGTTATATATCCATTTTATACTCAATTTTTGGAAGGATTTGATATAAATACTGAAACAGATTTTTCTATTTCAGAAATTATAATACAGCATTCTCTCTACCAGAGCTAGGCTAATACAATTTAAAGAGGCATTTTTAAAAAAGATATGAAAAAAGACTTAGAAGAATTTATATTTTTTATTTTATTTTTAATAGTTATTTATAGTATTATTTATACTATTAATATTATATTTTAATAATATAATTGGGCGGGAGGGTATTTAAAATGAAATTACCATTTTTGATGAATGTCACAAATGAAATTGAAAAAATGAGGGCTGATAGTTTCTGGACTAAAGAACCAGAAACCATTGAAATAATTAAAGATTTTTCAAATCATATTATGCCTGCTAGACCATATGTTTTTTTAGATGTGGGAGCTAATGTCGGGATATATTCTCTCTATGCCGCTAGCTTATATCCAGATATGATTATTATTTCAGTTGAGCCAGAAACAGAAAATTATAAAGCTTTATTAGAAAACATAAAATTAAATAATTTTAAGAATATAATTCCGCTACAAGTGGCAATTGACGGATTTAATTCTATTAAAATATTTTCTGTAGATAAAAAAATAAAATCTGGCAATAGTTCTGGCGCGTTAAATGCACATAATGTAAAAAAAAATAATAAAAAAATAATATCTATGAGTATCGATGCGATAAAAGAGATTGTTCATTATGTCGATTTTTTAAAAATTGATATTGATGGTGGAGAATTCCAAGCTATAAGCGGCATGATGAGCACGCTTGAAAAAAAAGAAATAATAACAATGTTAATAGAAATATCAATCGAAAATCTTAATAAATATACGCTTGCTATGGATTTTATCGAAAATAATGGATACTCTGCAAGCAACAGATTTAATAGTTTGTATAATCATTCTAGCTTTAGAAGAGCTAAAGAAAATATTAATGTTACTAATGTTGTTTTTGTAAGAAATTAAATTATAGCCTTTTCTATTATTTTAATAATAGAGAAGGCTATAATAAAAAATTAATCACGTAAAATATTTTTTTAAAACTTCTATAAGGAACTCTTTTTGTGATTGCTTTCTTTTTTCTAAAAAATCTTTAATTTTATTTCCTATTTCAATACTCCACCGCTGGCCAAATATCTGAAAATATTTTTTTTGTCCTCGCTTTCCGCAAGCATTTTTATTACCTTTAGGTGCTCCTCTAGTTTCTTTTTTTAATTTTTTCATAATCAACTTTTAGATTTTTATCCACATGTTTAAGAATATTTTTATATTCAATCGGCTCATTGGAGTCGATTTGAAATACAACAATAGTATTAAAATCTGTCTTAAGTCTAATTGCAAACAGACTTCCTGCTTCTATATTTTCAAAGTACATAAGGACTCCGCCGCATCTCCTAAAGTATATAGCTGCCCTTTCTGCGAATTTTTTTTTGTCCATTTCCCTTGATGTATAATCACGAGGATCTTTTCTATTGTGTTCGTCATACCAATTCTTACCATATTCTTCTTCACATTTTCTAACATAATACGAATCTGGTGATTCATATGGTCTTCTATCAAACATGTCTATTTTATTTCATCCTTTCAAATGTTTTTTCCATTCTTATGGATTGTTTTTTCAATCCCATCAGCATGATTTATTTTGTTCCATTTTTCACAATATGGGCATTCAACATCTTCCATTCATTTTTCCCCCTAAGGTTAAAATGTCTATTCTTCGTCAGCGTTTTCGTAAACGTCTTCTATAAAAAGCCCTTCTAAAACGCCTAAATATATTTTTTCTACATTAAGACGCATTTTGTGCGAGTGCCAAAAAACTTCAACGCTTTGTGCTACAATATTTTTTAGCTTTTGCAAAGTCGAAAAGGTATTTATGAATTTTTTGTTTTTTATGTGCGTCACCAACAAGAGATCATCAACTATGCGTTTTATCACTCTTGTCTCTTCACTAGTGATTATTTTTCGGTCAGTTATTTCTTTTTTTTCTTCAAATTTCATCTTTTTTTCTCCCTAAAAAATTATTAATTAATCACTCACTCTTTATATTAATATTATACACCTATATTTGTTTTTTGTCAAGCAAAAAACAATAAAAAAATGATATTTTTTTAATTTTTTTATTGACTTTATTCCACTTATTTTTGTCTAGTTTACTACTTGTATCAATAGACGCTTGTACGTACTCGCCACCGAGCCTGACGAAAGCAAAACGCCGGCATATTCGCCGTCTTCGTTGCCATACTGCAAACAAAACTCTTCCTCACAGTTCTGTAATTTTATAGATATTGGAAAAAAACACCCTGTTTTATCCTCAATAATCCTGAACGTGACAACTCCGGTAGTGATATTTATTGCCTTTAAGACAGAATTTTTATTCCACGGGTTTTTTTCAACAAAAACATCTTTATTGTTTTTGCTGGAAACAATCTTCCTCATTACTTCATTAAACTCCTCGCTTAGTCCATCCCTCTCTCTCATCTTTTTTCCTCCCTTTTATTTATAACGTCCTAATCACCGGACAAAATCGCCTTTTATTTTGGTCTAGTGCATTTGCTTGTTAGATACACATTCCTTCGGGATATTTTGTTGCCATTGGCCTATATGTATCTTTTGCCTTTTTCCCACATTTTTTACAAGCAAGGTCTGGTATTACATTGCTATGAAAATTTGCATCATCATAACCGCTATGTTTTTCTTCTGCTCCGCAATGTTCACATTCAAAAATTGCACTAAAATCTCTTCTACTTTGCCCTATAATCTCTTTTATTTTCATCTTTTTTCTCCTTAAATTTCCTTTGTAAAAATATGACTAAATTTTTTTTCTTCTGGAGTTTCTTTTCTATAAACAGACCAAAGCATTTTGCCGCTTATACTTGTTTCTCTAATATGTTTTTCGGTTGCTTCTTTTTTTGGACACTCGATTAATTGTTCCATTTCGTCTAATTTGTAATATTCTTTCATCTTTTTTTCTCCCTTAAAAAATTATTAATTAATCACTCACTCTTTATATTAATATTATACACCCTTTATTGTTTTTTGTCAAGCAAAAATCAATAAAAAATAAAAAAATTTATTTTTATTTTTTATTGATATATATTTTGTATATTGATATTATTGTATTTTAAAGAAGGGTGGTTTATGTTTAGAGCTGTAGAATTTGTAAAAAATTTTTTTTCAAGATCTTCTGATTCTCTAAGATCAAAAGAAAATTGGATTAATCAACTTTTTTCAAAATTAAGCATTTCAAATGAAAAAGCTCTAAAAGTCGCGACAGTCTATGCTTGTAACAAAGTATTATCAGAGACTATTGGAACTTTGCCGCTGAAATGTTATGAACGTACACAAAATGGAGCTAGAGAAGAATATTCGTCTTATTTTTTATCAAAAGTTTTTAATAAACCCAATTTTCTACAGACAAAATCAGAATTTTTCGAAAATCTTGTAACTCAGATCAATATGGACGGCAATCATTATGCTGGAATAAATTATAAAAATGGTTATGTTAAAGAATTAATTCCCATGAATCCCTTAAATATGCAATCTGAAATTAAAAATAATAAAATAATATATACATATAATCACAATTTTGTCGGAAAAAATAAAGGACAAAAAGAATATCCTGCCAATAGAATTTTTCACAATAAAAACCTTACATTAGACGGTTTAACCGGACTTTCTCCTATAGCATATGCTAGAAAAGCTATCAATCTTGCTATAGAGTCAGAAGATCATGGATATCGATATTTCAAAAATGGCACAAGAGCAAGCGGATATTTAAAGCATCCTGGACAGCTCAAAGGCCAGGCATATGACAATTTGAAAAAATCTATGAACAATAAAATGTCAGGAGAAGAAAAATTTAAAATTCAAATTCTTGAGGAAGGAATGGATTTTGTAACGGCAGCAATGACAAATGAAGATAGTCAATATCTTCAAACTAGACAATTTTCTGTAGAAGACATTGCGCGTTGGTATAGAGTGCCTCTAGAATTATTGCAACATCCTTCAAAGACTTCGTCTTATGCTAGCGTTGAACAATTTATGCTATCTTTTGTAGTGCATACAATACGACCGTGGGTCGTTAAAATAGAACAGCGCATAAATACGGGGTTAGTCCCATTTGAAGATCAAAATAGAATATTTTTTGAATTCAAAGTTGATGGACTTTTACGAGGTGACATACAAGCCAGATATCGTTCTTACGCCATCGGCAGACAGTGGGGGTGGTTGTGTGCCGATGACGTAAGACAATTTGAAAATATGAATCCAATCAAAGGGAACGCAGGCAAAATATATCTTATGCCGCTTAATATGGAAAACGTTCAAAATCCTCGAAAGAAAAAAGGAGAAAAAATAGATGGCAAATGAAATTAAATTAATTGAGCGTAGAAATATTGACGAAAAAATAGAATATAGAGCTATTGATGATAAAGAAGAAAATAAAAAACTTCGAGGATATGCGGCGGTATTTAATAGAATAGCTGATCTATATTGGTTCGACGAAGAAATTTTGCCCGGCGCTTTTACGAATGCGATTAAAAGTGACGATATAAGAGCGCTAGTAAATCATGATGAATCTAAAATAATTGGCAGAAATATCGCGCAAACACTTCATCTTACTGAAGATAAAAAAGGCCTTTTTGTGGATATTGATCCATCTGACACTACAATCGGGCGCGATATTATAGTTTCAGTTGAGCGTGGCGATGTGACAGGCATGTCATTTGGATTTTTAGTAAATGAAGAAAAATGGATTAGTTCAAAAAGTCGAGGCAAAAATAAAAACGATCTGAGACAGTTGATAGATGTTTCTTTGCGGGATGTTTCTATAGTAACTTATCCTGCGTATGCCCAAACTTCGATAAAATACAGGTCAGAAGAAAGATCAATTGAAAACATATATAAGAATAGATATGATAACATAGAAAATAATTTAGAATATTATCGACGCTATTTTGAATTAATTATTTAATTTTTAAATAGCAATAATTTAAAAGGGAGAAATTAAAGTGCCTGATATATTGCAATTACAAAGAGAAAAAACAGTAAAACTTGAAGAGATGAGATCTATACTGACAAAATCTCAAGAGGAAAAAAGGAATCTAACGGATGTTGAAATTACAAAATTTAACACTATTGAATCGGAAACGAAGGATATAACCGCTAGTATTAAACGAGAAGAAACTTTAGCTGCTTTGGAAAAAGAAAATGAGTTAAGAAATCAAAGCACTAAAATTCCTGCAGATGATTCTAACAATACAAATTCACCACCGGAAAATAGATTTGAAAATATTGGTGAATTTTTTGCGACAGTAGCAACAAATCGCAACGATGAAAGATTGTTGCCGTTCAAAGAAAACAGAACAGCGCAGCAGATGGGAACTGGCTCATTGGGTGGCTTTGCAATACCAGAGCAATTCTTAAATGAAATTAAAAGCGTGACTCCGCAAGGCAGCATAATTAGGCCGCGGGCTACCGTAATAAAAGCTGGAAGTCCACCAGATGCTAAGATAAACATTCCCGCTCTAGATCAAGGGGCCTCAAAAAATATGTATGGTGGAATTGAAGTTATTCATGGCGGAGAAACTTTCTCTATTACAGAAACTAACGCAGCTTTGAGACAAGTTACATTAGAGCCGAAATCTTTAAAAGGTTTTATCCCGGTTTCCAATGAACTCATAAACAACTGGTCTGCTGCTACCTCTTTCCTTCAAGCTCAAATGAGATTAGCTATCAATGGGGCAGAAGACTATGATTTTTACAGAGGCACCGGCGTTAATAGCGCCACTGGAATATTAAATAGCGCTTGTCGTGTAAATTATACGAGAGCTACAGCAAATACAATAGTATACAATGATATTGTGGGAATGTTAGCCCGAGCTAAAATGGGAGGAGTTTTAGCTTGGATTGCAAGCCAAACTACAATTCCACAATTGGCAACAATGGCTGACGCTGGATCAAATAATATTTGGATTCAAAGTTCAGTTGCAGGCATTCCAACAAATATTTTAGGGTTTCCTGTGATTTTTAGTGACAGGGCGCCAGCATTAGGCACAGCCGGTGATTTAGCTTTAGTTGATGCGTCATATTATCTGATCAAAGATGGATCAGGACCGCGTGTTGATATTTCAAAAGATTTTTTATTCCAAAATGATGAAACCGCATTCAGAATCGTGTGGATGGTAGATGGTCAAAGTTGGCTTAAAGCCCCAATCCCGTTGGAGGGATCTACTGGTAACACTATATCTCCATTTGTTGTTTTGAATTAATTTTAATTAAAAAAGGGAGACACAAATAAATGAATTCATTATTAGAAAATATACAAGTTGACGCTGCAATAGTGTCAAACACTACATCAAGCGCGATATATAGTCAGTCATTTTCTATGCGAGGGTATCACAGAGCAGCCGCAGTTATTCAAGTTGGCACATTGCCAGCCACTGGCGTCGCGCAAGTTCAAATGACTATCATGGGCGGCGACGCCACAACAGCGCCTTCGGCGATGTCAAGCATTGCCGGCGCTTATGTTAATATCGGCACATCGAGCACTAGCGGATTAGTTAATAATGCTCATAAAATCAGAATTAATTGCATGGGATCAGCGGCGGCTACTGTAGCGGCTGGGCTCACGCTAAATTTTGGAACATCGACATTCCTCACTAGCGCAACAGCCGATTCGACAGCAGGGCACTTTTTAACCGGACTTGCTTCGGTTGTGGCAAAGTCGTTAACTACATTGATACAAACTTGGTATCCGCAATATAATACTACATATAGCGCAACTGGAGCCTCAACTATCAGCGTAGATGTTGAACTTAATAATCTTGTGCCGGAAACCACAGGAATATACGCAAAAACTACAGCACAATCGACTATCAGCGGGCTGAATGTGCAATCTCTAAAAACTCAAGGCATAGTGTCTATGAGCGCGGGAAAGCTTGTTGCGACTGCATCAAGTTTTACAAATTTTGCGATTAGGGTTGTGTCGACTGATTCAAGCGCTATTGCGATGGCTGTAAATGTTTTTAGAGATCCAGTCTATGCTCCAAAAACTATATCGGCAGGACATACAATAGTATAATTGTTTTACCCCTGGGGGCACGTTTTTTTTGATTTTTTCATTCGTGCCCTCACTCCCATTTTATCCAAAATATATATAAAAAATAGAAAGGCAAAAATAGTATGGAAAATAATAATAAAAAAATATCGACAGCAATCAAAGCGAATAAAGACAAAGTATGCATCATGGGGTGCTCCGATTCAAAATCATTGGCTCCATTAAAAGATCCGAATTTTGAATTTTGGGGGGTTAATAATTTATTTTTATCTCTACCGAACGTCCCTTGGACACGATGGTTTGAAATACACGAAATAACTTTTGACGGCATGAATTTTTTGAGGCGTGGAAAGCCAGTGTTCAGAGGATTGTCTGTAAATAAATATCTCGAACAAATTTCGCAAATACAATGTCCGGTATATATGCAACAGAAATGGCCTTCAATCCAGAACAGCATTGTCTATCCAGTGCAAAAAGTCATAAAACAATTTGGCCGATATTTTACTAATACCATTTCTTGGGAAATAGCTTTAGCGTTATTTGAAGGATTTAAAGAAATATATATATATGGAGTTGATATGGCGGTGGGTAGTGAATATGCTCACCAACGACCATCTTGCGAATATTTTATTGGGATTGCTAGGGGCATGGGAGTTAATGTTGTCTTGCCAGATGAAGCGGATTTATTAAAAACTAGATTCCTTTATGGCTTTGAACAACAAAAAGAAACAGCTTTTACGAAAAAAATTAAGCACGCAATTCTTTCTATGCAGCAAAGAAGACAACAAGCAGAGGTTCAACGAACTCATTTCGGAAAGCAAGTTGAACAATATATCGGCGGCGAAGTTGGACTAAATGAAATGTTAAAAATTTGGGAGGGGTGCTAAAATGGTAAAAGGCAAATGGCGGGTTGTAGCGCCTTGCGTCAATCAAGATTGTGGAGATAGACTTGATACTGACGATATCGTCTATGAACTTTCCGAGGGGGAGCTTGGACGTCTTCTTGCATTTCAGAATATAGAGGATATAAGTAAAAAAAATGACAAAAAAAGAAATAAAACAAATTGAAAAAATACATTTAAATAATTTATCTAAACAAGGATTAAATAAAATAGAAATAAATAATTTAAAAAAAAAATTAAATAATTTTGAAACAGCTACACAAAAAAAACCTTTTGAAAAAAGATAAATGGAATAAATATTATGACTTTACAAATAGAAGTTGAAAAAGTTTCTGTAGTAGATGCCGGACTTGAGTTCGGCGGGAAATTATTAAATGTCACGATAAATTTAAAATGCTGGGAAGAGGGCGTTGACACTGAAATTACGGATCCCGTTATCGACCAAAATTTTACTTCGCAGTACTCGGAAATACCAGGGCTTACTATCGTGCAGCGATTAACCATCACATATAACGATATTTTGGCAAAGATGCAAGAAACGATTGACAGATATAAGCGGGAACAAGCGTTGCTGGAAAACGTCTTGCTCGACTCAATTGTAACTAATCTGACAGCCGCATTGGTTGGGTAAGGGAGAGAAAAATGGCTTTAACGATCGGGGCATCGGCGGTTACGGATTGGACTGCTGTGGCGCAAAATACAATAGCAGAATCAGGCATTATAACGCTATCTTCTAATTACAGTACTATGCTGCATCTCCAAGCAGCATTAGACACGACAACAGCGCATACCGGCACAAAATTTGTGGTGCAGGTGTCGAGCAATGCCACAGGAGACGAAGACTGGCAATCATTTTTAGAGTTTGTGGCATTAATCGGCACCGCGGTAACTGACTTGATAGAAGATAACCCATTGGCGGCATCTTCAACAGCGATAGCGCTGACAGGGCACTTGCTGACGACAGAAGGGATATGGCTGCTAATTGAAGATGGAACATTGGCAAATAGCGAGCTTATTTTTTTGGCTTCACAAAGCACAAATGAAATAGTGGCTTTGGATGGCACCACCAATGCACATGCACAGAATACAGCTATTTTCAATATAGCTATTTCAAAAGTAATACAAATTCCGATAAACGCAGGGATGAGGGCAAGGATGATTGTAGATAATAGTTACGATGTTGATGGCTCAACCCTAAATTTTAAATTAAGAACGACACAAACAACTGCGATATAATTATGAATCAAAAGCCGATATTGGGAAGTCAAATAAATTTTGCCCATCCTTTGGCGCAAGGGCTTGTTGGCTGTTGGATCATGAACGAGGGATGCGGAAATAAAATATACGATTTAAGCGAAAATGGAAACACCGGGACATTGAACAACGCAAGCTGGACGCTCTACGAGAACGGCAGTGCATTAGATTTTAATGATACTAATTCCAGCGTTGAGATTGAGGATAATGATAGTCTTGACGGTTATGCGGAGATGTCATGGTCATTTTGGGTTATTCCCAGAGATATCGCCGAGAATACGGCGGGATTTATCTCAAAATGGGATGCGGTAAATGGAAAAAGAAGCTGGGCAGTTAGGCAAGCCGAAGCCAACAACGAAATACAGTTATTTATATCTGGCGATGGAACAATCCATGCTCATGTCGAAAGTTCAGGATTTAATCTTACAAACAATGTATTAACTCATATAGTCGTTGTTAAGAAAGGCACTGTAGGTTATTTCTATAAAGATGGTCAGTTCATTAGTAGTGCAGGCGGGTTATCCTCAATTATTTATGCAGGGCCTGAAAATGTTGCTATAGGAAGATGGAGTGTACTATGGGCAGCTTACTTTGATGGGCTTATAGACAATATTCAAATCTATAATCGAGCGTTAACGCCCGATGAGGCGCAACAATTGTATTATGAGCCATATGCGATGTTTGAATGTCTGGATTTATTGTCTTTTTTGACCTCTGGCGAACAAGAACAACTTTTAGTATTGCAGAACAGTCTACATAGCCATATCGCTGACAATGTAGATTTGATTCAAGAGCAATTACTTGCTGTACAGAACAGTTTGCACGAGCATATAGTTGATAATATAGATTTGATTCAAGAGCAATTACTTGCATTGCAGAACAGTCTACATAGCCATATCGCTGACAATGTAGATTTGATTCAAGAGCAATTACTTGCTGTACAGAACAGTCTACATAGCCATATCGCTGACAATTTAGTAATAGCTGTATTATTAGCTATTAACTTTCCTACTTGGAACGATGCAACACCTGTAAAAAATTTTAAAAATATAACTCCAAATCTAACAATCAATTAAAAAGGAGTAAATTATGGCTAAATATCAAAATGATTTAATGCTCGACGCTGGATTAGCATGGCTTCAAGATAGCGTTATAAAAATGGGAATATATACAGCGCAGCCGGTTTCTCTTGCAGAGTGCACTGCTAGCACAGCTTTAGCTTTCAGCGGCGCATTAACCACAGGAAGCTTCGTTATCGCTGATGATTCCACTAATGGCGGACGAAAACTTACAGTAGCCGCACAGGCAACGCTTGCTGTTGTAACAACAGGTGTTGCTTCGCATGTTGCGCTTTTTTCAAGTGTCGGAACCACTGGTCTTCATTATGTTGTTACTTGTACAACCCAGGCATTGCCGAATACTAGCGGAAAAGTAACAGTGCCAGCATTCAAGATTACATTGGATGATGCGACATAAAAAATGATAAATGCATATTTAGGACATTCGAATACTGTTAATTTAATTCTTAAATCTAATTCTACTGCTGTAGATTTAAGCGCAGTCAATAAAATTACACTATCGTTTAAAGATGTTTTACTTGAAAGCACCAATAGCACTGAATCTATAACATGGAATCAGTCTGGATATGCCACTGGAGAAATTCGCATTCATTTTGGAAATCAAAGCACACTTGTCGCTGGAATTTATGAGGCTCCATTAATAATATATTCTCCGACAGATACAGCCGGCGTGTTTTGGGGAGATGTTCCATTAAATCTTATAACAGATATGGAGGCGTCTTCATGAGATCGTTGACAATTAGTTCAATCTCAACAACAGAACCACTCACCTTGTCGGATGCAAAGGAACATCTTAAAATACAAACAACAGCAGAAGATCGGCTAATAAAGGGATACATAAAAGCGTCAAGAATTCAGTTGGAAAATAAAATAAAAAGGGCGCTCATCCCAACTTCATACAACATGAAACTAGATAGTTTTCAAGATATTATTACTATGCCATACCCGCCTCTTTCTTCTACTATCGCTAATGTTGTAATTACATATATAAATGCCACTGGGACCACTTCTATTTGCGCTAGCACATGTTATACGGTAGATTATGAATCGGAGCCTGGCAAAATATATTTGGCTTACAACGCGGCATGGCCGACTGATATAAGATTGATCGAAAGCGCGGTTAAAATAGCATTTCGAACGGGATATACTACTGCCACAATGCCAGAAAATGCAAAATTATGGATGAAATATAGAGTAGGCATGATGTACGAGCATAGAGAACCAATATTTGAAGGCCGAACAATTTCATACATAAAAAGAGACTTCATTGATGGATTAGTGGACAATCTTTTAGTTTTTTCTACAGTTACTTAAAAATAAAAAAAATTAATAAAAAATATAGAAAGAAAAAAAATGAATGCTGGAAGAATGAATAGAACAGTGAGCATAGTAAAGCCTGTTTCTACAGCTAGAAGCGCTGACGGCGCTCCGGTGATAACAATTTCTACTTTAGCAAGCAATATATGGGCAGAAGTTAAACCCATAACAGGCAGAGAAACATTTATAAACAATGCGCAGCTTTATGAAGCTGATACTGTTTTTACAATGAGATATACAACAGCATTAACAGAATTATGTCAGATAAAATTTGACAATAATTTTTATGATATAAAAAAATATATAGATTTCGTTGATAAACATCGAACATTAGAAATTTTAGGAAGATTAATAAAATAATGCCAGAATATACTGAAATAACGATAAAAGGATTAGACGAAACTTTTAAAAAATTGCGTGAATATGGCAGCGTAATTCAGCAAAAAGCGGCAGTCGATATGACAAAAGCCGCAAGCGGTGTATTCGCTAGGGCAATAAGAAAAAATTGTCCTGTAAAAACTGGAAATTTAAAAAAAACTATAAAAAGTGTTAGAATTTTAAAAAATGTTCATGGCATAATATATTATAAAGTTGGTTTTTCTTCTGGAAAAAAAGTAAAGCATAATGGTTATTATGCGCCTTATGTCGAATTTGGATCAGCGCCGCATACAATTCCTAAAATTGGAAAAAAAATGGCTGCATTAGGACTTACAAAAATTAAAATGAAAATTGGAAAAAATTTTTTTGTTGGGCCGATTCAGCATCCAGGATCAAAACCGACGAGATTCGTAACAAAATCGTTTGAAGAAAGTTACGATAAAGCAATAAAAACTGGCCAAAAAGCATTTAATAGAGCGCTTAAAAAATATAAATAAAAAAATATGGCATCAATTGAGAGTGTAATATATACTGTGTTAGCAGCGGCAACTAGCATAACAAGCTATGTTGACTCTAGAATATATCCTCAGCACAGACCTCAAGCAGCGGGAAAACCATCTATAGTATATTTTAGAGTTGGCGGGCATAGAGAGATAACAATAGACGGCGGATATGTTAATCTTGAAAATCCTAGAATTTCAATCGAGATATATTCATCGTCTATTGATGCTAGACGCGAAATAGGCGAAGCTGTGTTAACAACGATGGAAAATAGTAGTTCTATAAATGCAATAGCGGCTATGTCCCCTTTGGATTTTTATGATCCATACACAACTGAATATAAAAGAATTATAGATTTTTCAATTTGGAAGCATGAATAATTTTTATTTTTTTATTTATTTTTTTTTATTTATAAAAAATAAAAATTAAAAATTAAAAATAGGAGTATGAAATTATGGCAATGGAAACCCAAGGTTGTAAATTCTTTTGGAGCGCATCAACAGCGCAAAGCACAGCTCAAAAAGTTGGAGAAGTGACAGATTTTAGCGGTCCAGGCGGCGCGGCTGCTGTAATCGATATAACACATTTAGAAAGCACAGCTAAAGAAAAATTAATCGGCTTAAGAGACGAAGGGCAGCTTAGCCTAACTCTGAATTATAATGCCACTGACACAGGGCAGATTGCGCTTATTGCAGATAGAGCGAGCAGATCAAAAAGAAAAGCATTGCTAAAATTCACTGATGATGCCACACATTGCGCTGTATTTGATGCATATTGTCAACAATTTTCTGTGGCTGGAGCAAAAGACGATAAGATAACTGCCAACACAGTGTTGGAAATAACTGGCGCCGTTAATTTTACTACGGCATAAAGGAGATAAAACATGGCTATTGAAACACAAGGAACACTGATTAGACGGGCTTCTACAGTGACAGTCAACTCCTCCGCTGCAACAGCAATCGATATACAGTCTACTAGTTTAGTATGCGTTGGAACTATAGATTTTACAGCATTAGGTTTTACAACTTCTATGCTAATACAATGCAATGCGAAAGACACTAATGTCTATGCAATAAAAAGTGTGGCAGCCACAGCAATCGGCATATATGGGACGTTTGAAACTACCGGCAGCACAGATATAATCGTAACTGGATATGCGATGGAAAATATTGGAGAAGTGACAGACTTTAGCGGTCCAGGCGGCGCGGCCGCTGTAATCGATATAACGCATCTTCAAAGCACGGCTAAAGAAAAATTGATCGGCTTAAGGGACGAAGGACAGCTTAGCCTAACTCTTAATTATAATGCCACTGACACAGGGCAGACTGGGCTTATTACAGATAGATCTGGAAGAGTGAAAAATATGTATGATATTATGTTTCACGATATTTCAAAAAGTGATTCAGCTATGCCTAGTAGAGTTGATTTTTTTGCGTATTGTCAGCAATTTTCTGTGGCTGGGGCAAAAGACGATAAGATAACTGCCAATGCAGCGCTAGAAATAACTGGCGCTGTCAACTGGTCTACTAAAGTAACAACATAAATAAGGTGGAGAAAATAAAATAGTATGGAAAAAATAAAAGATGTGACAGAAAATGATTTCTTTAATAAAAAAATTACAGAAGTAGTTGATATTCCAGAAATGAAAACAAAGATTAAAGTAAAAGTAATGTCTGGGTTTGAAAGAAGAATGTTTCAACAAAAAATGGCGAATGACACTAAAAATAAAGATGATGTTCCAGATCATATGTTTTCTACATTAATAGCGATGACTGCAATAACATATAATACAGAAGAATTGATCTTTAATATCGAAAAAATTAAAGAAATAGATAATATTCCGATTACTATTCAAGAAAAAATATTTACTATTTCGGCAAATTTGAATGGTTTAACCACAGCTTCTAGGGAAGAATATATAAAAAATTAGAGGCAAATCCTTTTGAATTTTTTATTATGCAGCTTGCACAGGATTTGCATATGTCGATAAACAGGCTGCTTCATGAGATGGATAGTCAGGATATTAGCAAACAAATAGCTTTTCATATTTATAAAGATAATAAAAAAGAAATAAATAAACAAGAAAAAAATCAGGTTAATTTAAAAAATAAATTTATGTCTATTATGGGTGGAAAATTGAAATCAAAAGGTAAAAATAAATAAAAAATGGCTCAAAAAGTAGGCGGAGTCTTAATCGATATTGCAACAAATGTTGCAAAAGTTAAAAAAGACTTCGAGCAAATATCTGGTCACATTAATAAATTTTCAAAAAATGCTAAAAAAATGCTTCTAGGGATCGGCGTGTCCCTCGCCGCTGCATTTAGCGTTAGAGCGCTTAAAAGATTTGTGATTGATGGAACCGCAGCTATCGATTCTTTGCAAGATATGGCTCAAAAGTCAGCGATATCAACACGCACATTTCAGGGATTGTCACAAGCCGCAAAATATGCAGGCATTGATATGAGTGGCGTAGCTACAGGGCTTAAGCGATTAAACACAAACATACTTGACGCAAATTATGGGTTAAAAGAATCTACCAGATTGTTTGACGATATGGGGATATCGTACAAAACAGCTACTGGAGAAATGAGAAAGACTGAAGATGTATTTTTTGATATTGTAGACAAAATATCAAAAATGGGTAACAAGTCAAAAGCGGCTGCGCTTTTAGTGAAATTGTTAGGTCGATCAGGATCGGATTTAATTCCGGTTATGAAAAATGGATCAGAAGGCATAAAAAAAGTAATAGATAGATTAGAGCGATTGGGCGGAATTATCACTGATGATACGTTCAGCAAGATGGATAGAGTTAATCAGAATTTTAAAGATATGGGGGTGGCAATTGGATCCATCAAACTGCAAGTATTAGCTGGATTGTCCGATGCTCTATTGACTATTACAACTGCTATGGTAGACAGTACAACAGCTTTAAGCGAATGGGAACAAGCGGGGAAAACCGCTGGGGCTGTTATGCTAAATCTTACAAAAAATTATATTGCGGCATCTGGAGCAATTAGAATTCTAAATGAAGGTTTACAATATTATACAGACTTTTTTAAAGGCAATCTTGCAAAAAATGCTGAACAAGAATATGCCATTTCTGTTCAAAATATCATCAATCATACAAACGAATTATTAGATAAATTAGATAAACCAATCGAATTAAACATAGAAACAAATATCGGGGGAGATTCTGGCAGCGGGATAGATGCAGCAGAAGCATTAGCGAAACAAGAAGCATATTTAAAAAAAATAATACAAGCGCAAAAAACAAAAGTTCAGTTGTTGGAAGAGGAACAAGAGTATGCATGGAGCATTGGAATGCAACTCAAAACAGATAGCGCGGAATATGCGGCTATTGCAAAAAGATTATCTATTATAAATGAAGAAATAAAAAACTTAAAAGTTCCCGCAGAAGCATTAGCGAAACAAGAAGCATATTTAGAAAAAATAATACAAGCGCAAAAAACAAAAGTTCAGTTGTTGGAAGAGGAACAAGGGTATGCATGGAGCATTGGAATGCAACTCAAAACAGATAGCGCGGAATATGCGGCTATTGCAAAAAGATTATCTATTATAAATGAAGAAATAAAAAACTTAAAAGTTCCCGCTACAATTTGGGGCAATATTAAAAAAGGCATGGAAGATTATTATGATACAATTAAAGATAGAAGCTCTCAAATTCAAAATGTTACAATAAAAGCGGCTAAAAGCATGGAAGATGCTTTTGTGGATTTTGCCATGGGAGCTAAAATAAGTTGGAAATCAATGGCTGATTCCATTATTGCAGATATTTTAAGAATTTATATAAGACAAAAATTAATAATGCCTTTGTTAAATAATCTTGGCATAGACAACGCTGGAAGCACATCTCTTGTTCCAATTGGTTTGTTGAGCGAAAATAGTGGCAGCTCTCAAAATAGTGGCAACTCTTTAGCGCGAAAAAGTTTAAAAAAAGGCGGCCTGGCTAAAGAAAATATTGATTTATCCAATAATATGAAAAATATTGTATCTGAAAATACATTTTTCATGAGTAGCGAAGTTGAAGAATTTGTAAAAAATGCTGGCAATCAATATGATTTATTAGGTGTTAGAATGCGAAAAAATTTATATAGTTCTGTTGGCGGTGTTGGCGGTGTTGGCGGTGTTGGCGGCGTTGGCGGCGTTGGCGGCGTTGGCGGCGTTGGCGGTGTTGGCGGTGGAAGTGTTGGCGGTACTGTTGGCGGCGCTGACGCTGTTGGCGGTGGAAGTGTTGGCGGTACTGTTGGCAGTGTTGGAAGTGGCAGTGTTGGCGGAGCTGTTATAAATACTGAAGATATGGATTTATGGGAAAAATGGGGAATGAATGATATGGATTTATGGGAAAAATGGGGTTTCAATGATATGGGGAGGGAAGTTAATCGATGGATGAACGATTTTAATAAAATAACTGGCGACTCATTAAAAATAGTAGATTTAGTAAATACTAATATTGCTCAAAATACTGGTGATATTTTTACTGATATTTATCATGGCGACATTAAAGGATTAGTAAAAGATGGCCTTGATTCAGTTGGAGAAGCTGCCACAATAGTAGCGAAAGAGACAGAAAGTGTAATTACTGGAGCTGGGAAAGAAATTACAAATGCAGCTTCAAAAATTGGCATAAAAAAACCCAATTGGTGGCATCACGGAGGCATGGTTGGAGGATATCCAAATATTGCGGAAATACCAAGATTACATAATGGCCTAAAATCTGACGAAGAATTTGCTGTTCTCCAACGCGGTGAACGTGTTTTGAGCAAAAGAGAAGTTCAAGAAGGTGGCAACATGACAATCAATATTCCCATATCCATTGGAGAACAATTTGCAGGCATAGAAAATTTGCTTAAAAAATCTATAGAAAAAACAGTTATTGAAGTAATGAGGCAATATACATAAATGAGGCAATATACATAATGGTAATGTCTATTAGCACCACAACTTTTGCATTCGATCCTTCAGATATGACGATTTTAAAATCAGACAAGGTATGCAGCTACATTAAAACTTATTCTAGTGTAGTGTATTATTCATGGGGATCTACCATCACAGGAAAAGTAATCGATCTGAAATGGAATGCAATGCCTTCGACGATGTTTGACGCTATTGATATCCTCATAAATACAGACACAACTATGATTTGGACACCCAACATTCCAGGATCGACAAAGACATATAAAGTTAATCTTATTGGACTTGATGGAAGTTATTTTATTTCTCAAGAATCATCTTCAAAATATTATCGGAAAGATTGTAATCTTAAAATGTTGATTATGTCAGAGGTGACATAATGTCACTCACTTTGGACGCAACTCTACAAACAGCTCAAGATAGCGCAAATCATAAAATAATTGTTGAGATAAAAAATTCTCTTAATTCAGGCATTCCATTTTTGGGCAATCTTTTGACATCCGAAACTGACAATGAAGATCAGCCCACCATTATAACACATAGCTCCTCAGGTAGGATTTGTGCCGCATATATTTTTGACGATAATATCAAATATGTGTACACAGATGAAAGCAGAGAAGAATTTTTTACAGTCACTTTAAACGATCAGACAGATCTAGGTCTTGGGTTTGATGTGGTTATTAACGATGTGTCGATCGTTGAATTATCTGACACAACAATAGGTTTAATTTTTACTTGTTATACTGCCACTAATTATTATTTAAGAACTTCTATAATTAGTGTTGTAGGCATCGTGTCAAGCAATGCACTTATAGCGACATATATAAAAACTTCTTACACTGAAGTAACGAGTCCATGTTGTCTATATATAGCAGCAGGGAGCTACTTGCTTGTATATATAGTAGACACTAGCTCAACTGCATCTACTGCATATAGTAGAACAAGCGCAGATTTCGCATCCTGGTCGGCTGAAGCTGCAATCAGCATAGCCGGCATATCAACTGAAGCAAAGCATAATATACATATTAATCAAATAGATACAGATGATATTTTTCTTTGTTTAGATTATGAAAATACAACAAATATTATTAATTCTTATTACTCTATATCTACTGATAATGGCAGCTCTTGGGGCGCAGCAGTCGCAATTACCGCTTATACTAATACCGCGACGATAGGAAAGCATCCTGTATCGATTCAACAAGCCACAGATCAATTACATATAATTTGGGATGAAAAAAGCAATGCATTGGCAATCGATGCAGATACTACTGATTGGCCAGGAGATGTAGCGAGTGTAACTAGCTTACATATATATGATGAACATATATATATGATATGCACTTATACGAATATCGGAGATAAATATTTAATCGGCGTTGTAAAAGTAAAAATAGATACTTGGGAAATAGTAGACAGTTGGACTACAACCTCTACTCCTGCGTTTAATACAAATTTTGGAACTGAGCATTGTTGGTGGCAGTGCAATCAACACGAAGATAAATATATAGTTGTTGGATGCAATATTGGTTTTTGCGCTGTGCTTGATGTAGATGTCGACACTATTACTCATTACTATTTAAAAAATGATGTTAGCAAAAGTTTAGTAAAAAATATAGATTGGTCTCCATCGCTTGACACAGAGTATTTGCAAATAGAATTTTGTAGTATCAACAATGGCATATTGTATCTTGTTACAACAGCCGCAAATTATGACATTGAAATAATATCTATTGATTTAGACCAAGGCTCTCCTGCGTTATATGCAACTACCACAGTTTATTATAGCTCTACATTATTGACAGAAGTAGACCGTTTGTATTTGCATACAGGATTCTTTAAAATATTTTCTGAGGCTGGTATTGCTGTTTTAGCTTCAACTGTGATTAGTTGGGCTTCTTTTTGGGGGTCTGTGTTTATTTTTGACACAACTGATAGTGAAAATTGGGTTACTTATAAAACATTTCTTGGCTGGGATGATGATTTAGATACTAGCACTATGTTGCCACGAAGAGGTATATTAGACGCTATATATTATGATGGGGCTCTATATTGCACATTTAATTATGAAACTAATTATTCTCAGTCAGCAAGAAAAGGAATAGTTAAGATAGTTATAGATAGCGAGGTTTCTTATTTTTTAGAACCGAGTTGGGGCAGCTATGCAGATTATGGATTTTTGAGACTTTACAAAAATGATAATAATGATTTGTTCGTTTCGTCATCATTGTATGGAATTTCAAAATATAATATAGACATCGGAGATTGGACTCTATTTGATAATAATACAGTTCCCGGACTTGTTCCAGATAATTCTGATACTGATTTTATGCCAATTATCTATGATGAAACATTGGAATTGATTTTTTCTGGAAAAATAGACAATGCAGGCTGGGAAGGGCTGATAGGGTTCTCTGGAAGCGGAGCGCTAAGTAGCCCACAATATCGCATAGCCACTTATTCCGCTGGTTGGACGATGAATGCGGCTTCTGATTTTATATCAGGACAATTTGATTCCAATACACAAGGATGCTTAGATCCGATAACCTCTAATTTTTGGATTTTTTGGACGCATCAAACAGGATCAGAGCTATCAATATATTGGGATAAAGAAATAACTGATTTTGATTTTTCTCCATTGTTGGTGACTGACAAAAACATAATATCAGAACGATCAATCGACAAACCAGCTAGATTAACTTTTAATATTGCGCGAGGACAACTGTTTGACGAAACTAATATTAATAGCATATATCATAATTATTTGAAAAAAGGAACGATAATAACATATCGGCTCGGAGAAAATGTTCTAGGGACTGAATATTGGCAAAATCAAGGAACATTTCGAGTAAAAAACAAAGATGTGTCTTTTTCTAAAGGCATAATTCCGATCATGAAAGTTATCTGCGAAGACGAACGAAGCGTTCTCGATGATATGGAACTCATCACGACTCCAGCAGATTATGATGAAAATTATCCAGAAGATATCATCGCTAATATATTAGAAAACTTAGGTTCAATTTCAAATAGCAATATTCAGATTGATACTATTGATAATAGAGCAATATTGTATCATCAATGGATTAATTCAAAATTATTAGATATTGTAAATGAAATATGTGATAGATTTGGTTATTTTTTACGCATAGACGTAGATAATGTTTTTAAAATTAGAAAAATTTCAGATTCTAATAGCATTGATCATATATATTCATCAACAGATAAATTAATCACATATTCACCAGACAATAATTTTTCTGATTATGTCAATCGCATAATAGCACAATCAGAAGAGCGAGATTTTAGAGAAATTACTTATGCAGAGCAAGAATTACAAACAAGAAATGGAACAATCGGATGGTGGCAAGGCACAGAGTCTATTCGTATTCCATACTCTGACGACAACTCTATGAAATGCACAGCAGTAAACGCAAAATTTGACACTGAATTAAATGCAATTTTCAAATGGGAAGATAGCGTAAATTGGAAAATAACGAATCACGATACTTATTGCACGTTGCAGATACAAGCTCCATTACTATTAGAAAAGTTAATATTTGCTTTAACAGCCACATTAATAGTAGATGTGATTCCATATATCGGCGGTTTTCTATCTGCCGCTGGTTTTTTAGAAATTTTTCGTATTCTTGCAACTGTCACAAATTGGTCAATTAGAATTTTTGGAAGAATTCAAGGTTCTGTTAGGGCTGCCATTCAGTCTCAAGCAGATGATTTAGATTTTCAAAATGAAATTGGAAAAATTGTCGCGCGAACTATAGAAGAGCCATTAGCTTACACTATAGCTCAGTTGCAAGAAGTGGCCGAACATGAATTATTAATTACAAAGTTACAACGAAATAAAATTTCGATTGAAAAAATAGGACATCTGCAAGATGAGGAGGGTGACACTATTCAAATAGTTCATCCATACAGCAATAATAATCTCAAAATTTTTATAACTTCTATAACAAGAATTGTAAATATTCCTAGTAAATCTAACGCAGCTAGTGGAATGTTTGATCAAATCGAAGGTTGGAAGTTATGAGAACATATAATAAACGATTCTTGACATCAAATATAAAAAAAATATCTGAAAAAAATCTTGAAATAAAAAGCGGCATTGTATGGAGCATATCTACCGCAAATAAATATTGCATGATTAAAATTCAGGGAAGCACAGATCAAATAAAAGCCTGGTATCCAGCATCATGGGGAACTCTGCCAGGATGGGTAAAAATAGGGGCTCCTGTGCAAATGAGACATCGACTGGGACTCAGAGGGTCAATGGAGATATTCGCGCAAGGTCAAATATTGCCGATTGATTCTTTAAACCCCACTTTACCAACAGCAGACGATAGAATAATTGAAGGCTGCAAAATAGGATCAATACCGAACGAGCCGCAAATGATGGCATTAATACATACTGGAGTTGTAAGAATTGGAGGTTCAACGATAACAATTGACGCGATAAAAATGAGTGCAACATGTAATTATCGTATGGGCATGGGTGGCAGAATGAATGATGTGGCAGCGATCTCTACTATCGCTGTGGCCCCATCCTGCGTAAGCAATCTCCGATATGATTTATTTCAGGTTGGCGCTGATGCAGTAATTGATCTCATAACTGGGACTACTTTTCGTAATACAGCAACAGCAGCAACAATTTCGAGTGTTACTACAGATCATGTCGAAATTGGACGCATATTGATACCTTATGGAAAAACTCAAATATTAAATAAAGATGCAAATGTGGAATGGATAGTAGGAAAAGGAATTTTTTTAAACACAACATGGGATAACAATGATCTTTCCGCCATACAAACTACAGCGGCAATAACAATCAAAGTTATAGATCAATATGGACTTGATATCAACAGAGATCAGGGCTCAGGCTGGAGAATGGAATTAGAAATAGCTCAAGGGACTGGATCGGTGTCATCAACCGAAGGAAGCAGCACTTCTTTAATTGGAGCAAATACAGGAACTACAAGCAATTCATACACGTTTACTTACACAAGACTTGGCACAGCATTAGATATAAGCCCGATATTAACAGCAAAAGCAATATCAAATTATGATATTGAGTCTGATATAATGATACTATTAAGAGATTCATCGAACAACATTATAACAGATTAGGGAGATAACGATGAGTAGTAATTATCATACACCATATACGACAGCCACACTTTTTAAAGATACAGACATGAACCCACCTCTTGCGTCTTTAGACGCTGCTATAACATCAAGTAAAGCCATTACATGTTGCGGTGGTTCATTGGCATGGGATTCTACTGCTGGCACGTTGTCCTGGGCACTTGATGTGCATATTGCATCAATTGGATCAGATGGCAAAATGTTTGCAAACATATTAGAGGCTGGAGCTATTACGATTCCGATAAATGGGATTGCATATGTACCATTATCAACAGTTAATAATGCTACTGTATCAGCCACATATGTTACATTTTCAACTGCATCAACAGCGTTAATTCCTAACAATAGATTCATCTTAGGTGTGAATAATACAGCTAATCAATTTTACCCGGATCAGTTGAGTCTACATATTGATAGCATCTTAAACGATGTACAACATGAATCATCTATTACATGCGCATCTACTTTTGAGGTTAGCTTTGCTACTGTAGAGACAAGGTATCTCTCATTAACAACCAATGCTTCATGTATCATTAGTAATGGAACGAATGGCCACAAATACAAATTAAGAGTAACGCAGGACACTACCGGTAGTTGGACACTGGACATCGGAGCTACAGCAGGAAGCATAAAGTGGAAAGGCGGGGCAGCTCCGACAATAAGCACAGGAGCTACAGTATCGGACATATTAACTTTTATACGCAGTAATGGAACTTGGTTTGGAGAAGCAGATCAGGGTTACTAATGAAACGACCATTGAGACCATGCAAAGAATATGGATGCAAAGCATTGGTAAAACGTGGTTATTGTGAACTTCATTCAAACATTAGAAAAGAAAAATACAGAAATAATAATAAGCTGTATGATCAGGCGCGAGGGTCGAGACATGTTCGCGGCTATGATACAAGATGGACAAAATTTAGGTTGTATTATTTAAGGCAACATCCAATTTGTTCTAAATGTGCTAACCCGGCTACATTAATACATCACATTGTAGATCTTAAAAAACATGGCGATAAATATGAAGACTCTAACCTTCAACCATTATGCGTTGCCTGCCATAACAAAATTCATAAGAGACATAAGCTGCATTGATAGCATAGTAGGGGGAGTGTTTTTTATTTTAGCTGTTTTCTTCAGTAC